CTTTTTTTGGGTTTATTTATCTGCCGGATCGCTTTCATTTTCCTCCTGTGTTCCCTCTTGGCTAATTTTTTTGATTTTGTAGTCATTTCATCCAGTTTTTAATTTTCCTATATCCATTTTGACAGTTGCCAACGTCTGGATCCGGTTCTGGAAATGATCTTCGAGATATTACATATAATAATCTGGACTCCAATTTGTTGGCTCTGTCAAAATGGATATAGGAAAATTAAAAACTGGATGAAATGACTACAAAATCAAAAAAATTAGCCAAGAGGGAACACAGGAGGAAAATGAAAGCGATCCGGCAGATAAATAAACCCAAAAAAAGAAATGAAAAATCGGCCTGAAAATATAATCGTGCATCATTCCGGGAGTCCCCGGGACACAACCACCTTCAAGGGTGTGAATGCCTACCATAGGCGAAGATGGAATTTTAGATCTGCCCTCGGGTTTTATATCGGATACCATCTTTTTATTGAGGCGGATGGAAGTGTTCACAAGGGGAGGTTATTTGATGAGGCCGGAGCTCATACCAAGGATTCCGGGATGAATTTTAAAAGTATCGGAGTATGTCTTGCCGGGAATTTTAACAATGAACTACCTACCCACCCACAAGCAGAAGCAACAAGAGCGATCATCGCAGTTACCACCCCGACCTTCCCGAGAAAGACATCGTGTCTTTGTATCGCCTTGGCATTGGCGGCTGTTGTACCGTTCAACTCCCCGAGTTTTTTATCGATACCTTCAAGCCACTTTTCGATTGCTCCGATCCGACTGAATAGGTTGTGTACCTCCCGATCGTTCATATAAGATTAGCTCTCTTAGCGAGGGCATAAACTAACTCCTGTAAGTCTTTGTTCGACAAATCGGCTGATTTTTTTTTCGCCTTGTATTTTTTCTTGCTGTCTTTTTCTTCCACGGTATCGGAATACTCATAGGCGCCAGATTGTAGTTGTCTTTTTTCCATTATTCAATAAGCACAATCCCGAGCCTTTTTGCGAAAGGTTCAAGAGATGTATCTTCTCTTGTTAATTCTAGGTTAATGGTCAAGTCCTCATTCGGTGTTGATGGCTCAAAGCTATATTCATCCTCGACCTCGCTGTTTGAAAAGTCAACGATTGAACGCACGAAGGTCAATGATTCGAAACTCTCGGGGTTGCCCTTATTTACAAGCGATATCTCGGGATTCACATCAACTCTCTCCACGAAATCCGAAGTTGTAAAAGCATTTGTCGTTGCCGAAAAGGTAAGAGTTGTGACCCCTCCCGAAAAGGAAGGAGTGGCGGTCAAGGTTTTACGCTCTCGGGTTAAGTTATCTGAAGTTGAAATGTCTATAGTGTTTCCGCTTGCAAACTTTCCTGTTTCGTCTCCTGTAATCGTAAGAGTAGTAGCCCCTGCGGATATTCCAGAAGCCAGATTGAATTGTGCGGTAAAGTTTCGTACAACCCATAATCGAACTGAAGCCATTGTTTGTTGAAACTCTTGAAGCTTTGAGAAGTAGTTTTGTTTTTTTGCTGGTGTGCTTATAAAGATTTCGAAAGCTATGTCCTTATCTACGATTTCCGCGAATGTTACATTGTCATCGGTGCTGAATAATTTGCCTCCCGTGAAGGGATTACCTGTATTTCCTTTTATGTCAAAGGAATTGCTACTATCACTCAATACGGCAAGTGCTACCCTTGTTCCTGCCGTCACTGGTACGGAGCCAGTGCCTGTTAGGGTTGCCTCACTGCCAGTGCTTGCAGCTCCCATACTCCCTAAACTTGTGCCTGTTGGTACGCCGCCTCCATCAACCGACTGTATTTCAAACTTTACAAAAGCATCAGAGCCACCATCGGGGTCACTAATCCGACAAGTAATTTTCGTTATATTTCCGCTTACGCTTGGTACGAATGTTTGCACAGCTCCGGCCTCATCATTCCCCTGCCCACTTACACTACGCACAATCACAGCAAAAGAAGATTGTGATTGGTCGGCCACTGTTGAAGCTGGAGGAGCGGAAAAATTAATTAGCTTTCCGCCTGTATCAAAATTGACATCACTCCTTTGTACATCTGAACCACTTTCAAAAGTATTCGCTAGATTTGTTGTTAAAGTTAGTTGTGTTCCGCTATCAACGCTTTGTATGATTTTCTCCTCCCTATTTGTGGCATCAAAAATAGATATATTCGGTCTATCGGTACTAAATGCTGACGTATCTCCAACAGTCAAAATTGCCTGTCCGCTTGCGGCCTGTGCGGTAAGTGTTGTTGCGCTTATATCTGCTTTTGTTGTATCTGAAAAGCCATCAAAAAATAAGCCATTAAAGGGGGTAACTTTGGCAGAAAAAAAGTTCTCCAAAAAGAGTTCGAAGATATTGTGTGCATTCAGAATTGCAAGTTCATTCACGCTATTCATATCAACGGCTTTGATTGGATCTCCAGGTTGATGAGTGGTTTTTATTGACATACTAGGAGGAGGTTAATGTTATCGTATAGTCCACAGTTAATGTGTCGGTAGCCGTAACCACTTCATCGATCGCCACCCGGGAAAATAAAATACCGGTATCAACGGTAGCGGTTCCATTGATATGTAGTCCGGCTTCCTTGTGGGTTCCGGTCGCTTCTCCTGCCGAGTAGGCGGCAGTTAGGAAGATCTGCGTGGAACTTGAAGATCGGGAAAAAATATCTTTTCGAAAGACCTCGGTTTCGAGGGTTGTATCTCCAACAGCCGGAGCAGTAGTCCCGGATCCGAGAGAGGTTTTATTTATCTCAATCTCAGCCTTGGCCGCCAAAGAAGCAACCAAAGCTTTTCCCATCTGTGCCAATCCAATATCAGGGATAAGGTTCTCATATACATTCCTCGACTTGATTTTCCCATCCTTCCCCCGGACAGTAAAAATCCAGATCCCCTTGAACCCTGCTTTTTCTTGTTCCTTGAGTAGTATATCTTTCATAGTTATATTATAGCATTTTTAAGTATAAAACGCTCCATCGTAATGTCCCTGCCTTTTGTTCCCGGATGGCAAAAAAGGAGCATAAACAGTTTCCAGAGCCAAGTTCAGGGTAGCGGTAAACGCTTCTGCCATATCAATTCCCTCCGCAAATGCAGGAGTTCGAACGATTGTAGCATTGAAAACCTCCGCAAAATCGATCACAGTTCCCTCTTCTGCCCCAACAACCAGATCCACAATCTCATCCTCCTGGATATCCAATTCCGTGAGAGGTCGGTTAATCAGAAGGTCCGAGAGAATATCAATCATCGACATCTGTTCGGAAGCCAGAAGTATCACCTCATAGGTCATATCTCCCTCCGGTGTCTGAGTCCTCTGCGTGATTCGATTGATGATATATGTTTGGGTAATATCCCGGAATGGTAGGGTAAGAGTAATCTTCTGTCCGATCCGGAGTCCGTCTGTATGGGTTATAAAAGATGCCTCCCGGATCTGATCCGCCCATTTCAGAAGTTCTCCCTTCGCCCGGGAAGCCGCGGCCGCACTTGATAGCAGTTGTTTATCCACAATCACGAACTCAAACTCTCCGAATTGAGCTATGGAGCCGGCATCCTTGAAAACTTTAATCAACGGAAACGCTGGTTTTGAGGTTATATCCACAGCCACGCCATCACCCGGGACAGTCTTGAATCTTACATATCCGGAGTTTGGGTTATACAGAGTAGCGATCGATACATCATCATCATCGATTCCCTCCTTCCCGAGTGTTTGAGTAACAGTAGCCAACTTCACAGTCATATCAACGTGTCGATCTCCAACGTGGAAAAGATCCTGTGCGCCATTTCCCTCGAAGGGTTTTGTTCTTTCGGTGCCGATTACAGTCCCCCCCCGGATAATGATCTTGTTCCGGAGTTGATGAATGTGTTCGGAAACCCGAAGAGAATTATGCACGAAATCTCCGGATGTTTCGTCGAGGTTGAAGGGAGCATTCCCTTCATCATTCAAGAAAAAATGTATATCCTTGTCATAGTCCACATACCATTCATATCCGGCATAGTCAGCTAATTTTTGAAGAGCATCGGAAACATAGAAGTGATTGAAATTGATATCATCGATCAAAGTCGGCCCGACTACATTTGTAGTTGTGAATCCGGCTTCTACGAAGTCCGTGACAATTTCGGAGATAATCGTGTCAATCGTTTTAGCCTGAAATCTTCTCTTAACCAGGAGCCGGTCAAGCAAAAAGGTGAAATCCTTACACATAACTTGAAAGAATTTCAGTTTCCCCTCGACTATCTCCCGGACTTCCACCACATTCCCCCCAAATATCCTCGTTCCATTCAATGTAGCAATCACTTCGTCATTCAGAGCCGGTCGGAAAGTTTTTGTCGGAGTATTCTTCAACCGGAAATCCAGGATATCAGGTTCCTTCGATAGAACCTCCACCTTCTTGAAGGAGTTCCAGTTCACTTGGTCGCTTCGATCCGTACCTTCGATTGTTATGATTAGGGACATAGGGGTTTACAATAAAAAATGAAAGGGTTTACAATCTGTTGACAATTAAAATCACTAGGTTGTCAATCCAAATCTATGCACAAGCTCGAGCCTTCGAACGATCATATCCCCAACTCGAACTGCGGCATCCTCATCGCCCATAAAAGTATTCCCGGTAAGGGTGATATTTATAGTCGCTCCCATCCCCATTCTTCTCATTCGATCCAAAGGTATCACGGCTTCCGGCCCGGCTTCTCCGATCAAAGCCCGGATCGGACTCCTCACGATTCCACCCTCTGCGAGATTCACACCCGGGATCCGATTCAAGGTTCCCCGGATAGATGTTCCTATTCCGGCCACAGTTGTACTGGCCGCTTGCTGTGCGGCAGATATAAAATTATTTATAAGATCGATGGCTCTTTGAATCGGCCCGAGGATCCGATCTATAGTTCCGATGATTGCATCTACAGCACTAGCGATCACTCCGGAGATATTGTTCCACGCCGTTTCAGAAGCAGTCCTCAACGATTCCCACACGCTCACCAAAGCCCCCAAGATCCCTCCCCATAGAGAGGTAAGGAAAGAGGATATGCTTTTCCAAATCGCAAGGGTATCAGTTTTTATAAAATTCCAAGCCAACCGGAACCCGGCCTTCATAAATTCCCATAAAGCCGAGGCCACTGTGGAGATCCCGGAGGCGATAATTTTGAAAAATTCTCCGACCTTCTTCCATCCGGCATTCCATACTTTTATTATAAAATCAACCGCTTCTTTTATTCCTCTCCCGATCAAACTCCCGAAGCTTCCTATCGCCCTTCCGACCCCGGCCAAAGTGTTGGGCAGTTGTCCGATCTGAAAGAAGATCTCGCTCAACACGGCGACCATCAGTCTAAAAGGCAATAGACTGAATCTCACGGCGGCTCCCACGATCGTTCCAAAGACCCCGAACATATCCTCGAGTTCGAGTAGCCCCCCCTTCATCTCATTGAATAATCTTGCGAACCCCTTCCTCGGATCTTCGAAGATATCGGCCAAAACCTCGATCGAAGGTGCGAGGATCTCCCCCAGGATCCCCCCGATCTCGGCGGCTCTCTCTGCGAACAACCCCTTCAATCTTGTGAAAGCTCTTCCGAAGTCGGTGAGCGAAGCTTGAGCATCTTCATTCCTTCGAATAAAGTTCTCGATTAAAGTTTCGTATGAAGCAAACTCCGGGGCGGCAATCCCTAACCCTCGGAGAAATCCCCGGAGAGCTTCTGTATTATTATCATTTGAGGTAGCCATCGCTTGAAGAGCAGAATTGGCATCGAAGATCCCGAGCTTATGTCCGAGAAGTGCGGCTCTCGCCACTCTCAACGCCTTTGTCTGATCCTTGATAGCAACCAGGGACTTTGCTCCAATCTCTCTAGCGAGATTCGAATTGGCAAGCCCTGCCTTCTGTGCAGAATCAGCGAATCGATTCGCGACTATTATTCCTTGCTCCATACCCCCGGCAAATCCCGATAAAAAAAACCGAGTCCTTCCCAAACTTCGGCTTAGTTCTTCCTGTTGATTTATAAAACCCCGGAGAGCTGCCCCTCCGAGAACGGCAATAGCAGTAAGGCCGAAAAATCTCATAGCCTTGCTTAGACCCCGAAGAGATGTTCCAAGTCCCTGAATCTTCGCATCTAGCCCATCGAGAAAGGTGGATGTTTTCTTTCCGACCTCCCTCCGGACATCTTGGAGCCTTGTCTTGAGTTCACTAAGCACCTCAAGCCCCTCGGCTCGAGTCCTGATAACTATATCCAGTTCTTGTCTAGCTGTTGCCATTATGTTGTTTTGCCTCTCGATCGGCCCTCTTCGCTTCCTCTGCTTCGTGGATCATCCTCTCAACGATGAGATCGATGAACCACTGCGGTTGCGAATCGTACTCCTGGATAGTCCAGCCGAATCGTTGGCAAACTTCTGATATCAAAATTTTATCCAGTTCTGCTTCCCCGACTCCCGGGGCTCCGGCCAAAAACTTTTTATATTCATAGACTAATCTGTTTTTTTTTGACCGAGATCCTGAGTCATTTCGTTGATCTTTTGGATCACCACATTGTAGTCCTCTAGCGGAAGATCTACGAGCTTGTCCATTACCTTCTCTGTGGATCCATCAACCGAAATGACGGTCAATTCGATCGCCTTGTTCTCCACTTCTTGCATTATCGTTCCCTTCATTCCGGAAATCTTGGTGTTGTCCGGATTTTCCGAATCAACCCCTTCGATAATAACGTCCTTGAACCACATCCCTTTTAGTTCACGATAAATTCTCCCGGTCATTTCCCCGATCAAAACCACTGTATGTCCCCCGGGGGTTTCTACTGTTGTTGTATTTTCTTGATCCATAGATAAAGTAGTTTAATGTTGTAACCCCTCAAAACGCTCTTTGTAACCCTACTACTAATCTGCTACGAATTGGTAGCAGATTAGTAGCTTGTTGTTCCGTTGATGAGAACGGCCTCGATGCTCTTCGAATCCGACAAGGAGAAAAAGCTCTTGAAGGTGAGTGTCTGCATTATCAGATCATTGATTCCCTGTGCCCTTGCAATTTCCGAGAACTTCACCTTTGCGAGATCGAACGTGAGTTGATTCTTCGTGGTGGTAGCGGTGATGTCATCTTCGTGAAGAAGATCAATTCTCATAGCCCTCGTCACGTCATCAATAACGAATCCCTTGAACACTTGATCCTCGTATAAAATCTCTACCGATCCCTCGGCCATAAACTGCTTATTCAGAATATCATCCTGATCTACGCTTCCGAGATTTCGATCATCCTCAAGGTTCTTCGTGATCGTCATATTGAAAGCCCTTATCTTTGCTTCCGGTGCCGCCCCCAATCCCGAAAGATCGGCAGCAGTTTTGAAGGTGATATCCTGTGGCTTGAATAGGCTCTCTACAGTAATGACGGTGGTGTTGGATCCAACGACTCCCTTTTTAGATCGGAACCCGATCACATAAGTTAGGAATTCATTCTGCACGAAAGAAAGCTCCAGGCTATCGATCATCGATAGAGCATAATCGAAATCATCGATGTCGCTTTTTTCTACGATCGTAAGAGAAGGATGCTGTGCGGATTGCAGAACAGAAAAGGTATGGGTGTTTGCCCCGGCTTCCGGGGAATCCACGACCGTACTCACCTGGCCGATGGCCGCAAGAAGTAGAAGCCCGAAGGAATCACTCCTCACGATACCCCTCAAAGTTCCCTCCATTCTTCGCTCCGTGATCTTCGCATCATTTGCATCTTCAATAACTGAAGTCGCACTCTCGTCTATAGCTTGCGTGATCTTTTCGTCAATAGTCAACTCGGTGTGTGGGATGAAGAAAGTTGGGGCAACCGGAGTCCCCCGGACACTCTCTTTCCCGAATCCGATATTGACTTTTCTTCCAATAATTTTTCCCATTTAAGTGTGCTTATTGTTTCCCTCTAGCAAGTTCGACTACGCTTGCAGGGATCTGATTATTTACTCGACTTGTTTTCCTTCTCGGCCATCTCAATCGCCCCGGTCATATTTACCGCCATATAGGTTTTCCCATAGGCCGGTAGATAAAAGGGTGTAAGGGTAGTTTGTCCTGTAGTTTCAGAACTCGCCTTCTTGGCCGCTTTATTTGCTTTCTTCA